TTGTAAATCCAGATAGAAACTTCCAAGTAGATGAAGTTCAGTTTCCACCTATTGATGATAGTGGTTTGACAAGTGCAGATCAACACGCAACTATGAAAACTGCTGATGGTGGATTTTTATTAGAGGGAAGATTTAATTTTAAAACAATTACATCTCCATATCAAGCAGAGGAGATGGCAGAAATTATTTTAAGAAGATCAAGAGAAGCATTAACATTAGGACTAACTGTTAGCTTCAATGCTTATGATTTAGCTATTGGAGATATAGTAAATATTACACACAGTTCATTAGGTTTTTCTGCAAAAGCATTTAGAGTTTTAGGAATTACATTTAACGAAGATTTTACAATAGGTTTAGCATTAGTAGAATATCAAGCATCACATTATACATGGGCTACAAAAGCACAAGTTGCTAGTACACCATCAACAAATTTACCAAATCCATTTACTATTCAACCACCAGCAAGTGTTACATTATCAGATACTTTAATTGAATATAACGATGGAACTGTAATTGTAGCTTTAGATGTATCTATAGGTGCTTCTGTTGATAGCTTTGTTGATTATTACCAAGTAGAATACAAACTAAGTACAGATTCTAATTTTATTATTTATGCACAAGGTAAAGGATTAAATCACAGAGTTTTAAATGTTATTGACCAACAAACGTATGATGTAAGAGTAAAAGCTGTTAATACATTAGGAGTATCATCTACTTATGTTTCTGCTTCAAGAAAAATTGTTGGTGCTATTGACCCACCATCAGATGTAGAAGATTTATCATGCAATATTACAGGAAACGATGCACATTTAAGTTGGACACAAATTTCAGATTTGGATTTAGCTTTTTATCAAATAAGATTTTCTGACAAAACAGATGGGTCAGGCGATTGGTTAAACTCTGTTAATCTTGTAACAAAAGTTTCAAGACCAGCAACATCAATTACTGTTCCAGCAAGAGCTGGTACATATCTAATAAAAGCTGTAGATAAACTTGGTAACTTTAGTTCCAATGCTACTGCTATTGTTTCAAATGTTACAAGTGTTGATAATTTTAATAATATAACATCTGTTAGCGAACATCCTACATTTGCTGGAACTAAGACAAATGTTTCAATATCTGATGATGCACTTATTTTAAACTCAAGCGAGTTATTTGATTCAGCTTCAGGATTGTTTGATGCTAATACAACAAGATTTTTTGATTCAGGTGTAGCAAATGCAGACTTCTTGGCTTCAGGTAATTATGAGTTTGCTAATGTAATTGATATAGGAGCAAAACATACTGTGAGAGTTACAGCTTCACTAACTCAATCTGCTAGAAATCCTGATGATTTATTTGATAGTCGGTCAGGGAATTTTGACTCAGGAAAATCAAATTTTGATGGAGATACACCAGCTAATTGTGATGCACATTTAGAAATTGCAACTAGCGATGATAATTCAACATACACATCTTTTCAAAATTTTGTTATTGGAAATTATACAGCAAGATATTTAAAATTTAGAATTGTTATGACTTCAACAGATTTAGCTTCAACACCTGTAATTCAAGAGGTAACTGTAACTGTAGATATGATTGATAGAATATTTAGTGGAAATGATATATCTTCAGGTGTAGGCACAAAAACAGTTTCATTTACTAATCCATTTAAAACTACATCTTATGCCGTTGGTATTACAATGGAAGATGCAAACACAGGAGATTTCTTTACAGTTTCAAACAAAACTGTTAATAGTTTTGACGTTTTATTTAAAAATTCAAGTGGCTCAAATATTTCAAGGACTTTTGATTTTATTGCAAAGGGCTTTTAAAAGGAGTATAAGAAATTATGGCACAACATGACATGAATATTGCGAATCAGAGTTTTCCTGATTTTAGGACAGATTTAAACAACTCATTATCTGCGATCAACTCTATGCACTCAGGCACTTCAAGGCCAAGTGGTGCTGTCGCTGGAACTATGTGGCTTGATACGACCAATTCAGGCTCAAACAGTTTAACAATAAAATTTTTTGATGGCTCAGACGATATAACATTTGCAACAGTTAATACTTCTGCAAATACAGTTGATTTCACAGATTCTTCAGTAACATTTGATATAGTAAATGACACTTCTCCACAATTAGGTGGAGATTTAGATACAAATTCTGCAAATATAAAAATTGATGATGCACATGGAATATTAGATGACGATGGAAACGAGCAGATTCTTTTTCAAAAAACAGGTTCAGCAGTTAATTTTTTAGAAATTACTAATCAAGCAACAGGCAGTAATCCTAGTTTATCTGCCAATGGAAGTGATACAAATGTTGGGTTAGAGATTTCAACAAAAGGAACAGGAGCAATAAAATTTAATGATTTAGCTTATATTCCACAACAAGCATTAACATCATCATCAAATGCTGTAGCATGGGATGTTCAGGCTAAACCAAACGCATATCATTTAACAACAGAAAATACTACTTTTTCTGCACCAACAAACTCAGTAGAGGGTTCATTTATTTGTTTAGAAATAAATTATAATGGCTCTCACACAATAGCATTTAATACTGTTTTTGAATTTGCTGGAAGCACAGCACCAACATTTACTTCTACAGATGGTAAAACAGATATATTAGTTTTTAGATACAATGGTGCTGTATGGCAAGAAGTAGGTAGAACATTAAATTTAAGTGAAAGTTAAAATATGTATGCAATAGTAGAAGATAACAATATTACACAATATATCAATTTTCCTAAATCAGTTGTGATAGGAGATGTAAGATACCCAGCTAAAATCTTTGAACTTTGGACAACTGCTGAAAAAGAAGCAATAGGTATTTATGAAATAATAGTAGATAAAACAAACTACAAAGACCCAGCATATTACAATAATACAAACTCAACTTACACATTTTCAGATGGTAAAGTTACAGAATCTTGGGGAACTGCAACACCTAAAAGATTAAATGACGAAAACGCAGTAGATGGAGATGGTAATAATATTTTAGATGATGATGGCAACCAAGTAATTAATTATGGTTTAAAAACTGAAAAGAAAAGAATTGTAAAAGACCAAGCATCAGAATTATTAGCACCAACAGATTGGTATGTTGTTAAAGCTACAGAAGTTGCTGATTATTCTGTTCCAGCAAATGTAACAACTTTCAGAGCAGATGTTAGAAGTAAATCAAATGAAATGGAAACTCAAATAGATGCTTGTACTAATGTTGATGAACTAAAAGCATTATACGAATACACAGAACAAGAGGACGGAACTCAAACAAGACCTTTAGCAGAATTTCCAACATTGGAGAATTAATGTTACCAACTATTGCAACAGGAAATGTAGCATCAGCACTAGCTGGAGAATATGAAGTTGCTAACTCATTAAGATTTGACAGAGCAAGTGGAGATTATCTGTCAAGAACACCTAGTGGTGCTGGAAATAGAAAAATTTTTACTTTTTCTACATGGTTGAAAGGTCATAATGCAGATTCCAGAGGAAGTGGATATTTTTTTCAAGCAGATATAAATGGTTCGTCAAATGTAGATGCTATTGGTGTAACTGCATCAGGTTTTCAAGTTTCTGTAAATAGTGCTAATTCAGGTGCTTTAAATACTACAGAGTTTTTTAGAGATTATTCAGCTTGGTATCATTTTGTATTTGCTGTAGATACGACACAAGCAACAGCAAGTAATAGAATGAAATTATATGTTAATGGTTCTCAAATAACAGATTTTGATACTGAAAGTTATCCTAGTCAAGATTATCAATTTACAGGATATAATACTACCGAACAACACAATGTTAGTTGGAGAGATAGTGAAGTTGATGGTTATATGTGTGAAGTAGTGTTTATAGATGGACAACAACTAGACCCAACATCATTTGGAGAGTTTGATGAAGATAGTCCAACAATATGGAAACCAAAAGATGTATCAGGATTAACATTTGGTACAAATGGATTTTATTTAGACTTTGAAAATTCAAGTAGTCTAGGTGCAGATGTATCAGGAAACTCTAATAACTTTACTTTAAATAATTTAACAAGTGTAGATCAATCTACTGATACTTGCACAAATAATTTTTCAACATTAGATAGTGTAATAAAAGGTACTAGTGATAATCTTTCAGAGGGAAATTTAAAAGGCTCTGAAAGTGGGGGAACTCATACATCATTAGTTGGTACAATAGGAGTTAGCTCAGGTAAATGGTATTTTGAAGCAAAAGCAAATACAATCGGAAGTGCGGCAAATGCAACTGCTATAGGTGTAACTTCAACAGAAAGTTCTGCATTTAAAGATTCATCTCATAATGCAGGAGATTCTACACATGACGCTGTTTATACGGCTGGTGCAGAATTTCAAGGAAACAATAGCAGTTCATCGTATGGTAATAGTTATTCTGCTGGAGACATTATTGGTGTCGCTATGGATTTAGATAATCAAAAATTATATTTTTCTAAAAATGGAACTTTTCAAAATAGTGGCGACCCAACATCAGGTTCAACAGGAACAGGTGCAAAAAACTTAACATCTGATAAAACTTATGTTGCTATGATTGGAGTATATGGTGGAACAGTTTGGGAAATGAATTTTGGTGGTGGAACTACATTTTCAATCTCATCAGGAAATAGTGATGCTAATGGTTATGGAAATTTTGAATATTCAGTGCCATCAGGTTATTTTTCACTATGTACTAAAAATTTATCGGAGTATGGATAATGGCTTATACAACAATAGACGACCCAACAAAATATTTTGTTACAAAATTGTGGACAGGAAATGGAAGCACACAAAACATAACAGGTCTAAATTTTTCTCCTGATCTAGTATGGTTAAAAAACAGAGAATCAGGAAGTCAAGAGCCATGTATCTATGACACCACAAGAGGTGCTCAACAAAGATTATTTACTTCAGGAAATGCTACACAATCTAGTTCAGGTTCAGGTGGATTGACAGCATTTAATAGCGATGGATTTAGTTTAGGTAGTGCTGGTAATAATAATGGAAGTGGTGTTACTTATGTTTCATGGAATTGGGATGAATCTTCAGTAGGTGGATTTGATATTGTTTCATATACAGGAAATGGAAGCAATAGAACAATATCACACTCTTTAGGAGCAGTTCCTAAATGGATGATAGTAAAAAACATATCAACAGGTTCAGAAAATTTTGGTGTTTATTTTAATGCTGGAGATATAGATGCAACTGATTATTTATTTTTAAATAAAACTAATGCTGTTGCAGATTCTAATTCTCTTTGGAATGATACAGCACCTACATCGAGTGTTTTTAGTGTAGGAACAAGTGATGTAACAAATCAAAATGGTGCATCTTACATAGCTTGGTTATGGTGTGAGAAGAAAGGATTTAGCCGTTTTTCCAGCTATGTCGGAAATGGAAATGCAGATGGAACATTTGTTTATACAGGATTTGCTGTGTCTTGGTTAATGATGAAAAGAACAGATAGTGCTGGAGAATGGCTAGTATTTGATAATAAAAGAGACCCATTTAATTTAAGAGATACAAGACTTGAAATACAAGATGATTTCGCTGATTCTACAGGAACAACAAAAGTTTTTGATTTTTTAAGTAATGGTTTTAAATGTAAAGGTAGTGATACTGATATAAATGCGTCAGGTGGTAACTATATTTATATGGCTTTCGCAGAAGCACCATTTGTAAATTCAAAAGGTATTCCAACAACAGCGAGGTAGTAATGCAATTATCAAAACATTTTACTTTATCAGAAATGGAAAAATCACAAACAGCAGTTAGAAAAGGTATATCTAATAAAGCTGGTAGTGGAGAAATAAAAAACTTAACTGATCTTTGCTACGAAGTATTAGAGCCTGTAAGAATTAAATTTGATAAACCTGTCATTATTACTTCAGGTTATAGAAGCCCTGAGTTATGTGAAGCAATAGGAAGTAAAGCAACATCACA